CACCCGTTAGCAAATGGTAAGACGAAATTAGTCAAATATAAAGATTTCGGTTATGTTGCAAAAGGATACGGAACTAGGGCAAAGCACTTTAAAAAGAATACTGTAGCGGAAGCCGAACGTATTATGATAGACCATTTACTTGCAAGTAACAAAGTTGTCGACCGACACGTAAAGGTTAACATAACTCATCACCAGAGAAATGCTTTAGTTTCCCTGGTGTATAATATAGGACCTTTTGCATTTAGTACCTCCAAGGCTCTTAAAGCCTTAAATAATGGAGATATTAAAACGTTTAAAATTCACGCATTTGATTCTAAACACGGATTCGTATGTGCTGGTGGAAGACACAATAAAGGACTTATGGTCCGCAGGGCACACGAATTACGAATATGGGAGAAAGGCTCATATTATACACAATTAGATACTTAACGGCTCTGTGGCCGAATGGTTAGGCAGGGGTCTGCAAAACCTCGTATGTCGGTTCGATCCCGATCGGAGCCTCCATTAAAAAAAGACTTGACAAACACCTTCAGTTGGTGTATAATACAACTATTAATTTAATAATGAAGGTATATTATGGCTAAAAAACTAAAAGTTGAAGTGAAGGAATCAGCAGATTATGACAATTACCTAGGGGAAGTCAAGGACGAAAGTCTACCGACTTCCCTTGGTGCTTTTATGGAAGATGGTGAATCTGGTATCAATGATGAAGCTGATATCGAACAGTGGAGAAAACACTGGAAAAATATGCCGTCTTTTACCCAAGAAGATAATCAAGCCTATAAGCAAGTCATAATGTCTTTCAGAACAAAGGAAGACTACGAAGATTTCCAGAAAAAGATAGGTCAAAGAATGACCGAAAAGACCAAGTCCGCTTGGCACCCTCACCTCGATGTAACAGCAAATTCCCTACTCCGTTGGATGGAAGAAGAGAATGATTGAACGCATTTACATTCCCACCGTTAGACGAGCCGGCAATCAAATTACATATAATCATCTTCCAGCTGAATTGAAGGAAAGAGTCATTATGGTTGTTGAACCTGGTGAACGATATCTCTATCAATTTCCCTGTGAATATCTTGAAATACCAGAAAAATTAGTAGGTACTTGGACTCAACTAGCAGAGACCAGATTGCTTATTCATAAACACGCTGGTGCGATTAAATATTGTATTGCTGATGATGATATAATTATTGGGAGAAGAAATGCAAAAACTTGGACTGGAAAGTCTAATATGGAAAAGTCCAGAAGAGTTGCAACTACCGAAGAAATTTCATTAGCATTCGAGATTATGGATAAGTGGTTAGATGAAAAAGATATTGGCATTACTGGATTTTCAAATTCAGGTCAACCCCCACCTGGCTCAGAATATCAAGATACCGTCGGATGTTTCTCCATTATAATGGTTGATGGACGTATGATTTCAAAAATTATTGACGACATAAATGTAACGGAACTCCGAACAGGAGAAGATATCTTATTTTTGTTTGAATGTCTATCAAGAGGCATTAATACCCGATTGTCTACCGAATGGTTGCACGATAATCGTTCTATGAGTTCCTATAAGACAATGAAAGATTCGAGGCTAGTCTGGACAGGAATGTATGGCAAAGACGAAGAGATACCATCAATGGAAGAGATTTATCAAAACGACCATAATCAAAATGCTGTTGAGCAAATACAGAAGAGATTCCCAATGGGGATAAAAATCTACGAGAAAAATGGTGTGAAAAAGCATACTAGATATTGGAAGAGAGTATATAAACCTGCAACGGAATCATCCCTAGAAAGTTTCTTATGAAAAAAATCCTTCTTCCTTATCTATCAAGAAGTGGTAACAATATACATAGCGAAACTGTAGTCGGTGGAATTGAGAAATTTACTAAAAATTTATATGAGATATTTCCTGATTCAATTCCAGTAGAAATTACACCAGAAGATAGAAAAGCCAAAAAGACGAAGAAGATTTACCTTGATGCTGTTCACAAGCATAGACCAGACCTTATTATAGTTAATGATATTGATCAATATTGGCTACATCCTCAGATAGAATTGGGTATACCAACAATTGCAATTGCACACGAACCACTTGTTCGTGATATACGATATGTCGCTTGGTGGAAAGGTATGCAGAAATTCATTGATGCTGGAGGACACTTATATTTTGTTTCAGAGTATCAACAAAAATTTCACGACGGACACGTTAAACGAATCACTGGATCGCCATTGAAGGGAGTCAAGGGAACAATACACTCTGGCTTTTCTACTGGTAATGAGACAGTACAGGAAAAACCTTTCTATGATGCAGTAACTATTGGGAGAACCGATCTGACAAAGAATCCATTTCTCCTTCATAAAAAATTAGCTAACTCTGATAAAATATCCTGTGTCCTTACTAACGAAGAGAATTTTCAACATAGCGAAGCCCAGACAAAGTATTGGGATGATAATCTTCATTGGAAAGAACCACAACACACTTACAGAGGACTAAGTCATCAAGACACTTTAAACGTGATGTCCTCTGCTAAATGTTATGTCTCCACTATGCCTGTAGAGTCGTGGGGAATTACTTGTATGGAAGCACTTCTTCACGGAGTACCTGTTATTCTGTTATGTGATAAGAGCGGAGAACACGCTTCAGAAGTCATTCCTGCGAGAGATTGGCATTATAAAAAGATGGATAAAAATTGTACGCCAGACGAATTGACAGAAGCACTTTACACCTTCAAAATGTTTACGTATGCAGATCGATTGGACATAAGCGAAGAAACAAAAAAGAAACACAGCAAAGAAAAATGGGTTGACAAATGGAACAAAATGGTGTATAATACTCCATTTAACATAGAAGAAAAATCAACATTAACCGAGTTTATGCAATGACAGGAGCTCCCAAACACTATCCTCAATATCCTTTGTATATTATATCCAAAGGACGTGCAGAGAGTATGATAACTTCAAAAAGTTTATCTCGGATGAAGATTTATCACTATATTGCTATTGAGCCTCAAGACGAAGAACCATACGAAAAAGCCCTAGATAAATTTAAACTTCGGCCGTATGCTACGCTTAAACTCCTCCCTTTTGCTAATCACGGAGACGGACCTGGACGAGCAAGAAACTGGTGTTGGGATCACTCACAGGACGTTCTTGATGAAGAGTGGCATTGGGTGATGGATGATAATATTGCAGATTTTTATCGACTTCAAAAGAACTTTAGATACAGAGTAGAGAATGGAGCGTTATTCAGGTCGTGTGAAGATTTTTGTGATCGATATGAGAACGTGCAAATGGCTGGATTACAGTACCGATTCTTTATTGCTCCTAATCAGAAATATCCTCCGTTTGTAAAGAACACACGAATATACTCTTGTAATCTTATTAAGAATTCAGGAGTCCATAGATGGAGAGGACGATACAATGAAGATACTGACCTATCTCTACGCATTCTGAAAGATGGAGATTGTACGATTCAGTTCAATCATTTCCTTCAAGGGAAATGTGCGAATCAAACTGTAAAGGGTGGTAATACGGAAGAATTCTACCACGTTCAAGCTACAGATAATGAAGAGTTTCAAGAGACAGGATGGAACGCTGAAGGAACTATTAAGAAGAGCCAGATGCTGGTGGATATGCATCCGGATGTATGCAGAATCGTATGGAAATATAGGAGATGGCATCATTATTGTGACTATGGTCCATTCAAGAAAAACGAATTAAAGTTTAAGGAAGGGATTCCTACTATCACCGATTCCGACAACAATTATGGACTCGTTTTAACGAATACAGATAAGAAAGGTAATAGAGTATGATACGAAAAAATGATTATGTTTGCTTTAAAGATGAATTAGCCAAAGAGACTTGTGATAAAATAATAAAGTTAGCGGAAGATAAATTAACAAAAGTATCTGATAAAGAAGAAATATGGGATAGACATATCGAAAATCATAAAAATGAAAATATAAGTGATATTGTATGGACAGAAGAGCAATACATATATGATGCAATTTGGCCATATATGGCACAAGCAAACGGAGAAGCTGGATGGAAATACAATATTACATCCGCTGAATCTATGCAAATAGCACGATACAAAAAAGGTATGTTTTACGATTGGCATCCAGATGGTAGAGGAGATCATTTTGGTGTTTATAAGAATATAGCTAATCCAAAGATACACGACCAAGTTAGAAAATTATCGATGAGCATTGTTTTAAATGATGATTTTGAAGGAGGTGAATTACAGTTCGTGAAATATACCCATCGAGAACTTGAAATGGAAAAAACGTGGAAAGATCGTGAGTCTCCACTCAGCAAGATTGAAACCGTCGAACACAAAACAGGAACTGTTTTTGTGTTTCCTTCTGATATCTGGCACAGAGTTAAACCAGTAACAAAAGGAATTAGATATTCAATTGCAGTTTGGTTCTTAGGACCTCCTTATATGTAAAGAAAAGTTTATTATGATGAGAGAACAAAAAGGAATTTTAATTCCAGAATCTGATAAGTCTAAGTTTTGGGGAAAGAATTATGAGATAAGAGAATATAATAAAATTAAACCGAGAGGTTATAGAGCCATTGATATAGGCGCTCACGTCGGCATTTGGACACGCCGTCTCGCAAAAGATTTTGCTGAGGTTATCGCCTTTGAACCAATGCCTAAACATATAGAATGTCATAAAAAGAATTGTGAGGGATTATATAGTGTTGAGTTAAATACAGTAGCATTGTCCAATGTTAATGAACAAAAGGTGATGACAACAAAGGACAATAATTCGGGTATGTCTACGCTGATGACTCCTAAGTGGATCCTACCGAAAACCATAGTGCCAATAGAAACAAGAACATTAGATAGTTATAATTTTCCTAAAATAGATTTCATTAAGATCGATGTAGAAGGATGGGAAGAACAAGTCTTGAGGGGTGGTATGGATACTATTCTAAAATACAGACCTAGAATGTATATTGAAATATGGGCGAAGCAATATGATAAAATTTCAGATATATTATGGCGTGAAATGGGATATACTCTCCAGGAAATAGGAAAAGATAATTATCTTTGTGTGCCAGGTACGAGAGTAGATCGCCGAAACTATAAATAGTTTTTTAACGTAATGGTAAATAATCTGTCCGTGAAATGGAATTGAAATGGTCGACCAAAAGGAGAATCTAGTACGAAAAAGGGATGGAGCCCTAGAGC